CTGCGGAGATACTCTGCTTGCCGCTGCGCTTGCGAATGCGGACTCCACGGATCTTCCTGCGGTCGGTGATGTCTAGTGTGATCGCCCACGTCGCGTCGTGCGAGATCCCTGGGTCTACACCCTGCACGTAGCGGTGGTTCCGCACTGGTGCGATCTCTGCGTCTAGCGACTTGTACGCCGCGAGGATGGACTGGCTCCAGAAGAAGGCGTCCCGCGCCTCGATGAAGTAGCCGTCGATGTTCTGTGGGATGAGGTACGGCGCCTGTTGGCGAACCACATCGTCAAAGTTCTCCTGCGTCAACCCGTAGCCGATGTTGTCGCGGGTGGAGAGGCGGAAGGAGATGAACTTGTCATCCCTCGCTGGGTTCTCTGGGTTTCCCTTCTCCCAGAGTTCGGAGTAGTCGTTGATGCCCTCGCTTGGTGTGCCGATGAAGTGGAGCGGTCCACCAGTGGAGAGTCGGCGGAGGTTGAGGACCTCTTGGTAGATCATCACGAGGTGCGGCTCAAAGGCTGCCTCGTCAAAGGAGATGCCGTTCATATCCTTGCCGAGCAGTGCCTTGGCGCGATCCTGCGTGGTGCGGAAGTGGATGCTGGCCCCACCGACCACGGGGTGGAACTTGATCCAAGGATACTCTCCGCGATACTTCTTGGAGGTGTCGATGATCTTGCCAAGCTCCTTGGAGATCGGGCAGCCCCTGCCCTTCTGCGCTGGGTGGTTGCCGCCGAGGATTGCCTCAACTTCGCGGAAGACCAGTTCTGCGGTCTCCTGCTGGATACCTACGTGGTACCACTCGTATGGAGCGTTTGACCAGCGGACTGCGGACTCTGGATCGTTTGGATTGGGGTTCGGTATTCCTAGTTTGTATAGGGCGTGATGGAGACACACAACAGCCATAGCAAGAGTCTTTCCTGCACGGTTCCCAGCTGAGACGACCGTCGTGATGTAGCGCGGGCGGTAGTTCGTTTCGTCTCTTTCACTGCACGCCTTCCACCAATTTACCTGTCCGGGATTGCCTTGGATGCCGAGCCATCGGAGTGCGAAGAACTCAATGTCCGACCTGCCACGAGCGAGGTCAAGAGCAACATCGTTGCTGAGTGGCTTCAAGCCTTCTTCGCCTTGAGGCGACTGCTGATTGCTGCTGCCTTGCTCTTTGCATCAGCCTTGCTGCTCGCCCCCCAGGCTTGCAGGCTGAGGAGGAGTCGAGTCGGTCGTCCCTTCTCGTCTCGCTCTGGACCAGGCATACTGCCCATACGGGCAAGGAATGAGGCGCGGCGAGGATTGTCGCCCTTCTTGACTGGCGGACGAAGTGTCCCGCCCGTCTGTGCCTTGTAGGAGGCGCGTCCCTTGGCGTTCAAGCCACCCTTTGGGTTCTTGCCCTCTTTACGTTGCCACGCGGCGCTCTTTGGCATTACTTCACCTCGTTATGGTAATACAGGGTTCCTTTGAGGAACTTGATGGAATTGGCAACGGCAGCGATCCTGTCGATGAAGGTGCCGTCTGCTTCGTAGTGGCGGTCCGTGTATCCAGCCTTGCGGGCAACGTCAACCTTGACGATATAGTTGCCAGAGGTGGAGCTTGAAGACTTGAACTGCGGGGCGGAGTCTTTGGACCACCCGCAGTATACCACATCGTTGCCGAGTTCCGCTTGCCACATCATTTCCGCGATGTAGTGTGGGTCGTAGGAGTCGTCGTGGTTGAACCAGCCGATGTAATCAGATGTCGCCAAGTCAAGCCCCTTGGCCCGCTTGTCGTGACCCCAGTCGTTGAGGTTTGGCTCTGCGTAGAACGTGGCACCCGTGTACCGCTTGCGAGCCGCCTCCAGATCAATGTCACTAGCGAGGACAATGATCTCATCGGGCTTCCTACTCTGAGCGAGCAGCGCACCCACAGTCCGAAGCATTCCCGCTTCGTCCGCGTGAGCAATCACAATCGCTGTGAAGGTTGCCACTGACTCTCCTAATGATCTCGCTGGTAGAGATACCAGCGGTGTATGGGATGTAGAGCATCTCAATGCCCCTCTCGTCCAGCCACTCCTTGCTGATGCCGAGCTGCTCCATCAGTGCCGGACCAGTCCAGTCGTCGCCGTGGGCAATGTACGAGATCTTCTTGTCCTTAACGAGATCAATGGTCACGCCACTGTCCTCGTCTCCAACGTTGACGATTACCTCGTCTACCCACTTGCAGGCTCGCAGCGACTCCATCCGCTCACCAAGCGTGAGGACGGTAGGCCGCTTGTACCGAGCAGCGAACTCGTCCGTGTTGAGTGCCACGATTACCTTGCCGCGCTTGGCGCATTGCTCCAAGAAGGCGGCGTGTCCGTAGTGGAACAGGTCAAACGTCCCGCCGACGTAGACCCACATTAGATGTCGAACTGCTTCTCTGCGGCAGCCTTGTCCTCAGGGGACTTCTCCTTGATCCCGAACGCGCTGTTCTTTGGGTCAAGGAACTTGATGAGAACCTGAAGTCCTGATGCCAACCCTGCGGACAGCACCGTGCGGAAGTCTCCGCCCGTGATGTCTAGGAGTGGGATGCCAAGACCGAGGGCGACCGAGATGGAGACCGTGATGAAGGTCCGACCGAACTCGATGAGCGCCTCGTCTACGCCCGTGTTGTCAATAACCCAGCGGATGCCCGCCTTGATGTCGCTATACATTGTGTCTCCTTACTTCCACTCAACGATGACGACGTGCTTGTGAGGTGCGCCGCCCGTCTGCTTCTTCTTGCTTGCGGCAATCTGCTTGAGCTGATCTTCAGTCACGACGACCCCGAACTTCTCCTTGCCCTTGCCGCTGCGGGTCGGGCAGGCCCACTGCCAGCCGTCCACGGCGTCCCATCCACAGGCAGTCATGTGTCCGTACCCCTGCGCGATGTGCTTCTTGTCCTTCTTGAGCCAGTAGTTCTGCCACTTCTTGTGCCACTCGCTGATCTCAACAGGCGGGTAGTCCACAGCCTGCTGGACCCAGACGATGAGTCCGGCACCACGGTGCGCCGAGAGGACGACGTCGTCCCACGACTTGGCATAGCGTGCCTTGGCACCGAGTTCCTTGGCGGTCTTGATCAGGTCACCGAGGGACGAGCCGTTGTCGGACACGCCCTCCTTCTCCACGAACCCCGTTGCCTTTGCCTTCGCCTTGATGCCATCGCCAGCAGACGGGTCAACGGTGTACTTGGATGCCCACGCCACGGCAGCAGCCGTGCTGGAAGGACCGCAGTCATCAAGGATGCCGCCCTTCTCTACGTGGTCGAGTTGTGACTTGACTTTGAACTTCATCTTATTCCTTCCAGCGTAGTGGCCCTGTGACGAGCCATCCAATGGTCAGTAGTACAAAGAGTGTTGCCATCGTGGTCTGCGTCTGCCCTTCTGGCAGGACCACTACGGCGAAGAGGAGACCGAGGACGGTCCACGCTCCACCAATGAGGTCGGTAATGATGTTTCTAATCACGGCGGGTTCCCTTTCGGCTGCTACGGGGTTTGCTCATTCCATCGCCACCCCCGCCACCACCGCCTCCGCCGCCGCTGGGTGTTCCACCCATTGATCGGACTGCTGATGCTGCCGCTGAACTTGCAATCTGACTTGAAATGATTGCCGCCGCGACTGGCTGCGCTTCTTCTTTCTCTTCTACGTCGAGGTCGCTGCCAATCTCTGTGATCGACGCAAGACTCTCAAAGACCTCACCGATTGCCTCAGCAACCGCCTCTGCCGCCTCCCCTACGCTTGGTAGTTCGTTGGTTGGCTCTGGCTCTTCAGTGGGTTCTGGTGATGGTTCCTCAGTCGGCTCTGGCTCCTCACTAGGCTCAGGCGACGGCTCCTCGGTAGGTTCTGGCTCTGGCTCTTCGGTTGGCTCAGGCTCTGGCTCTACCGTTGGTTCAGGTTCTGGAGTCGGTTCAGGAGTTGGATCAGGAGTTGGCTCTGGCGACGGCTCTTCAGGCTCCTCAAACGACGGAGGATCTTCTGGAATCGGCGTCGGTTCGGGCGTAGGCTCTGGCGTTGGTGTCGGCTCTGGAGATGGATCAACAGAAGGCTCCGGTGTTGGGTTTGGGGTTGGTGTTGGAGCTGGTCCGACGACCCACGTCGTGTTGGAGATTTGGAGGAAACCAGCGCCGCAGCAGGAGTCTGTTGAAAGAATACGGAACCCGAAGGCGCCGCCAGCGGTGATGTATCCCTCCGATGTCCCGCTGGCCTGCTGGACGTGGTTCACAAGATCATACCACACATCGTTCCAAAGAACCTGTGGTCTGTCGTAGTAGGCGTTGTCCGTTGTCCAGAAGGACCAATCGAATGAGACCGTCTCTCCTAGGGAGGAGTCCGTCGTGATTGCTGTGATCGTGTTCTGCCACGGATACCCAGCGCCTGCATTATTTGATCCCTGGATCGTGATGGCACCTTCCTCAAGGGTAATGGTGCCGTTGGAGTCAACCTGTTGATCCCAGAGATTGGTGTCGTCTAGTGCGAGTACTGGACCCGCAGAGAGTGAGAAAAGAATTGCAAGAAGGACCAGTCGCACGCATACTCCTACTCCCCCGATTCGACTGCTTTGATCTCCCTCGCTTCTAGTACCTGATACGCGGCGCCTGTGCCACCCAAGATCCCTGCGAGCTGCAAGGTGATCTCTCGGTCGGCGCCCTTCTCCTGTCGTCGGTCGATCATCTCCTGCGCCCGCAGTCCCTCCGCGAGCGTCGGTGTCATCAACCCTTGTTCAACCGCACTGTGGACGTAGTCCCTGACGAGTCCAGCAAGGTCACCCGTTGCCTTGATCGTCTTGGACTGCTTCTTCATTACGTTGACTGCCTGTTGTCGAAGCCTCTCGTGCGGCTCAGTTAAGTGTTCGCGTCGGTGCTTCCCAAGGGTGATCCTGCTGACATACTGACCTGCGTCAGACATCCACTCAGAGATCTTCGTATCGGGAAGGCCGTCGCGCATCTTCTTGTTGATGGCCTCTACGAGCGGACTCCGGCAGACGTGGCACCCCGTCAAGACGGGGGCAAGCTCAGTCATTAACTAGATCTCCTAGAAATCCTTTCAGATAACGGACCCTCTTTTGGATAGAATTGAAATTCTGGATTCGTCATCATTTCGATCCAGTCTTCTGCCCACTCTTCCGCCTGCTCACGTGTCCACGGGGTTGCGTCTGGAAAATCTGGTTGAAGAATAATCGGACTTCCATCATGGTTTGGTTGTTCTAAATCCCAAATTCTTAGGGTGTTATTCTCGTCAACCTCGTATCTGTATCTCATGGTCCTCCTTTATGCCGTAATAGATTGGTATGATATTGGCAAGAATTCCACGTCAATAGCACCAGAAGAAGTTCTTAGGAATGAGAACAGAGCGCTTGCGTTACCGCCAGCAGAAATTATCTCATCAGTTGCTTGGTAGTACGTAACGCCCTTACCGTTGTGGTTCGTCGTTGTATATTGAGTCCAGTTTGTCCCATCAGACGAAACTTTTGCCGTTGCTCCATTATACGCAATCCAGTATGTGTTTACAAAATCAATATACGTCCCCGTCACGTTGTTACTTGACGTCCAACTTACTCCATCAATTGACTTTGAGCACGTGCTATTGCTTATTGCGATCCATCCGCCAGTTCCGTATGCAGAATCCTTAAGACTTGCCCCTCCTGTTCCCGTTGCCCTCTGGGTCCAAGATGTTGCATTTGTGCTAGTGTAAAGCGGTGTCCCACTGTATTGTGAGCCAACTACTATAAATAGTCCGTTTCCAAATTTAACAGTTTCATTTCCAACAGCAAACGGACTAGTGTTGGTCCACGTTACTCCGTTGTTTGTAGAGTATGAAAGTTTTCCTGAGTCGCCAATTATAACGTGGGTTCCATTTCCGTACGTACCCCACCGTATGGTTGTTGTGGAAAATCCAGATGTCCTTGCAGTCCAAGTTACTCCGTTTGGGCTAGTATATAAATTTCCGGATGTTCCGCCAACGACAAACAATCCACCGCCATAATACGCGAACAAATATGTACCTGAGCCAATGTTTGCCGTAGAGAATGTCCTTGCATCACTTGAAATTATGATGGTTCCAGCAACTGCGGTGTCAGCCGATACAATAGTTTTTCCATCAGTTGCGCATGGGGTTCCAGTGCTTTGCAAAGAACTTGTATATGTTGACCAATCAATGAACGGAGCCTTTTTAATGATCTTTGTTAAATTGCTTGCAGAAGAAATGTTAACAAAGCCGTTTCCTAATACGCCCGACGTTACCGAGGATACAACAATATCAATAGGTCCTGATCGAAGATTTCTCAACATATACTGTCCAGTAAACGATGAGATTGATGATGTGGACACGGTGGTAATACCAGACACAAGTTTCGCTTCCCGCGCAGAGATTGACTGATACGTCGCACCTCCAGATCCGTTAGCCGTCAAAACCTGCCCATTAGTTGCAGACCCTGATGTTAAGGCAGCAGTTCCGACTGCGGCGGCCGCAATTGACGCAGCAACAACAGCGTTATTTGCTAGAATCGAAGAATTAACCGATCCTGATGCTAGTGCGGATGAGCCAACGGCACCAGTAGCAATCTTGGCAGCAACGATGGCATTGTCTGCAATCTTTGCCGAGGTTACGGCAGCATCTGCAATTCCAACCGACGTGAGGGCCTGCGCCACCCAGCCAGATGAGGCGCTGCTGTAGACGAGCGGGAGTGCTGTGCTGACGCCGCCCACAAACACATCGTGGAGCTCGTCAAGTTCGTAGCCATTCTGTACCTTGACGAGGATCTCGCCAGTAGATGCGTTTGCCTTAGTAACAACGCCGAGGTAGACCGCGTGGTCGGGTTCTGCTGGTGGGTTGTTGAAGACGAGTGATCCGGGTGTTGACCCTAGCCAAATCGATGACCCAGCAGTTGCCGACGACGTGTCAATGTTTGAGAGTTGTCCGTTCTCAATAACATATCCAAAGGCGTTGTTTGTCATCGTGCTGGCGGCAATGCCGAGCGTCTTTGACGACGTTGGGTCCGCGCTTGCAGAGGCAAGACCAATCAGTGCGTTGGTTCCATCCGCCCC